AGGAACTCTATAAAGCGGATGAAATAACAACCAAAATAAGAGCAAATCTAGCAGAAGCAAAAAAACTCGAAACAGAGGGTAAACTACTAAAAGATCAATACAGCGATCTAGTAAAAATAACAGCAGAAGAAGCAATAGGAGTAGGACTAAAAAATATACTAACAAAAGCACAAACAGGACTAACAGAAGAACAAACACAAGCAACAATAACAGGCATACAGCAAAAATGGGCAGACCAACAAATAAAAATGCGGGAACTAGGAATAAAGGATAAAGAAAGGCAAATAAAGGAATTTGAAGCTAATCTAAAAGGAGAGTTTCCAAATGTATGGAACGTAGCAGGGGAATTACTACAAATGCTAATAGATGAAGGATTAAGTATGTCAGAGACATTTAAAAGTAAAGAAAACAGAGACAGAAAAGAATATCCTAGAAAGGTAGAATATAAATAACTAAACCCCCCCAACCCCCCCGAAAACATTCGGGGGGGAATATGCGAGAATAGGAGGGGAAAATATATAAGTGAAGAATAAGAATAAATTATAATATTAACACCTCCACGCTCGCAAGATAGTAGGACAGGAAAGGAAGATAACACGCTCAATAAACAGAGAGCAATAGCAATACAATTAATAAACGTTTACCAGTAAACGACAAAAGAGCCAACACGCAAATCAGTGGCTTAACCCCGATTACACACAGGCCAATGCGGGGAACTGCACGCAAAATTTACGGATTATCCGGCGCGGGCTTCGCCCTGACCCTTCGGGTTGGCCGGCTTAATCCAAATTTCTGCTAAGGCCAAAAAGAGAGATTATAAGGTAATGTGTCTATATCCAAAGTTAATACCAAATCCAAAGTATAGAGCCAATAAGAAAAACGGCTACAATCCGCCAATCCCTAAAGATGACCGGGTACTATTCGTACCGATAGGGTGCGGGCAATGTATGGAATGTAGAAAACAAAAGGCAAGAGCATGGCAAGTAAGACTACACGAAGAAATAAGGACAACAAAGTTAAATAAGTACTTTACAACCTTTTCTTTTAGTGATGAAAGTTTGAATAAATTAGAAAGTAAAGTACATAAGAAACATAAAAAAGCTATAAATAAGCATAATAAAGACAGGCCACACGATAAAATAAAATATAAGAAATTAGAAGGTTATACACTAGATAATGCGATAGCAAAGTTAGCAGTAAGATATTATCTAGAGAATTGGAGGAAAGAGTTTAAGAAATCAGTAAGACACTGGTTCGTTACTGAACTAGGACAAAAAAACACTGAAAGAATCCATATACATGGAATAATGCTAACAGAACACGACGAAGAAACAATTAAAAGGAAATGGCCATACGGAACAACATATATCGGGGATTATGTAAACGAAAAAACAATAAACTACATAGTAAAATACATATACAAAGTAGAGGAAAAACATAAATATTTCAGACCAATAATATTAACAAGTCCGGGAATAGGTAAAGGATATATGGATAGAAAAGATCATATAAATAACAAATATAAAGGAAAGAATACTAACACTTTATATAAAACTAGATCAGGTATTAAATTACCGCTACCAATATACTACAGGAATAAAATATATAGTGAAGAAGAAAAGGAAGATTTATGGTTAAATCTATTAGACGAAGAAACAAGATATGTAGACGGAATAAAGATTAGTGTTAAAGATGGTGATGAAACAGATTATTGGAAAGTAGTAAAGCAAATAAGACATAAAAACAGAATACTAGGATACGGAAATAACGAAATAAATGAAGATGATAAAGAGTATGAGCAACAACTAAGAAACTTGAAACACGCTCAAAGATTTGCAAAATTGAATAAATTAAAATAGGTTTACAACTCATTCAACGTAATTATTAACTAAAAAATCAAAAAAAACATGGAAACAATTGAAATTATCAAACTAGTAATTGCTATAATATTAGCACTTTACGAAGTAGTAATCAGACTAATACCAACAGAAGGTAAATGGTCAATCGTTCACAAAGTAATTGAATTTATAAAGTGGATAAGTGAAAAGCTGGATAATGCAGGGGATAGGGCAGAGGCCAGACAAGCGAAAGCAGTCGAAAGGGAAAACAAAAAATTGGTTAAAATGCAAATGAAAGCGAAAAACAAAATTAAATAGTATGGTATGGAAATTAAAAAGTACTATTCGGTGGCCACCTTCATAGATTTAGACACAGGCGAAATAATACCAAAATTTAAAATTAAAAACAATAAATATTATGTCACAGACAAAGAAACAAAATTCACAGACAAAGGGGAATTCATTGAAAAATCCATTATCTACAAGTGCAGAAGAATTGGACAACTTGAGATCAATTGGTAAAGAACTAGTAAAAAGGAAGGAAATAAATAATACACCCTTCACAGTAATAACAACAGAAAAAGGTTCATTCGGAACAATGGGAAAATACAGACTAACAGAAGTATTTGAAACAGAAAAAGAAGCTATAACAAACGTCCAGAAAATGACGTGGAATAGAATAGTACAAGTAACAAGTTTAATAACTAAAGATTTAATTGAAGCATGAAAACACAAATTGGAGGAGACCGCATAGGTTCAGGAAACAAACAAGAAGTATCGTTAAAGAATTTCGGAAGAAGTACGCACGATTTAAGTTATTTATGGAGGTCTAGCATGGCAAGCGGAACACTAGTGCCATTTATAGATGAACTAGCACTTCCCGGTGATGCAATAGACATAGATTTAAACATCGAATGTAAAACATTACCAACAATAGGGCCACTTTTCGGGAGCTATAAAATACAACTTGATGTATTTGAAATACCATTAAGACTATATAACGCTAAACTTCATATGAATAAGCTGAATATAGGTATGGACATGGGAAGTATATATTTACCTCAGGTAGAATTAAGGACTAACAACCACGCAGATTATGTACAAAAATTCACAGACAATGAGCATATAAACCCAAGTTGTGTATTTAGATATCTAGGTATGACGGGATTAGGAAGAATAACAGGAACAACAAACCCAGCAACTAGAGAAATGAATGCCTGCTCGTATCTTTCAATGTGGGATGTATACAAAAATTACTACGCAAATAAACAAGAGGAAAAAGGTTATGTAATACACTCAACAAGCTCAGGAATAGCAGAAGCAACAACAGCAATAGGTGCAGTAAAACAAGACAGTTACGGAAACCAACTAAACATATTAGATAATGCAGAAACAGCAGTAACCGGTGAACTAATATTAGTACAATATCCAACTAACTGCCCTGACTTATCATATCCAGGTAACCAAACTGTAGAAGATAACGGAGCAGGGCCTGCAGTATTTAGCGATATGTGTGAAAATGTAGACTGGAACAACACAACTAAACTATTACAAGGAACGTTGAAAAGTGCATACACAGGACACACGATAAATATTATACCTGATAGTATGGCTAGTGATACAGACTTTGAAATTTCGCAACCGGTGGCGTTCGATTTAGCTAGAATAGACGATATGAGAGAAAATATTCTACAGTATGCAGGTGCTGGCGCATATGTAATAGATTCATCAGATAATGAGCCTTATTCATGGCCATTAAAAAGTGTAAGAGGTTCAAATGAAACTGTAACATATGGAATGCAATATTCACAGGAAGGACTACCAATAAAAACATATCAATCAGACCTATTCAATAATTGGATGGAAACAGAATGGTTAGACGGTGTGGACGGAGTAAACCAAGTTACTGCAATAGATACAAGCGGTGGCGAGTTTACAATAGATGCGCTAAACCTTGCTACAAAAGTATATAACATGCTTAATAGAATAGCAATATCAGGCGGTTCATATGATGACTGGCTAGACGCAGTATATACACAAGATAGAGTAAAAGCAATTGAAAGCCCTGTATATCATGGTTCGTTGATAAAAGAGTTAGCATTTGAAGAAGTAATAAGTAATTCATCAGGTGCAGGTGCAGAAAGCGAATACCAGCCATTAGGGCAATTAGCTGGAAGGGGAAGATTAACTAACAAGCATAAGGGCGGTAAAATGCGTATAAAAGTAAATGAGCCGTCTATAATACTAGGTCTAGCATCAATAACTCCGAGAATTGAATATTCACAGGGTAACAAATGGCATGTAAATTTGAAAACTTATGATGACTTTCACAAACCAAGCCTTGATGCAATAGGATTCCAAGATTTAATAATAGAGCAGATGCTTGCAACCGATACAGCATTAAACAGTGATACAGGAGAATTAACACAACACTCAATAGGTAAGCAGCCAGCATGGATTAACTATATGACTAATGTAAATAAAGTATATGGTAATTTTGCAGACCAAAATAAAGAGATGTTTATGACATTGAATAGAAGGTACGAAGCTGATGAAGATGACGGGACTATACTAGATGCAACAACTTATATAGACCCTAGTAAATTTAACCACATCTTTGCAGATACAAACCCAGACAGTCAAAACTTCTGGATGCATATAGCAGTAAATATGTTTGCAAGGAGGAAAATGAGTGCTAAAGTAATACCAAACTTATAAAATAGAAATTATGTACAGAAAACCAAAAATGAATAAGACCCCATTAAGGGGGGTCTCCTCAGTAGAAGGGGAAACAATTGAGACTAAAGTAACAAGATTGTTAAACAATAAAGAACCTATAAAAGACGGAGCACCTGAAATATACACAGAGAGAAAGCAAGGAGTATTACAAGGGTATAATATACGTACTGATAGGTGGGAAGTAGCAGCCGAAGCGATGGACAAAGTAAACGCATCGAGAGAAGCAAAAAGGGACAATAAACCCGGTACTAAAACAGAGGAAGAAGGAAAAGAAAAGGTACAAGAGAAAAATATCGGGGAACCCGAGCCTACACATGGCGAAGCTGATAAATAATAACAGTCAAGATTAACAGAGTACGCATGTATACTTCTTTATCAAGGGGAGTATACATGCTTTTAATAAATAAAAGCACGAAAATATGAAAGATCCAGTAAGCACAGCGATAAACGCAGGAACTTCAATACTTGGTATGATAGGACAAAGCCGAGAACAGAAAAAACAACACGAAAGGAACAAAGAGCTAATGGGAGTACAACTAGGAAACCAAAAAGAGCTAAACGAACAAGGTTCAAACCTACAATATGATATGTGGAAAAAGACTAATTATCCGGCACAGATGGAAATGTTAAAGGAAGCTGGATTAAACCCAGCACTATTATATGGAATGTCGGGCGGAGGCGGAACAACTACAGGAAGTCAAAGCGGAGGAAGCGCAGCAAGCGCAAAAGCACCTGAACAAATAGATGTAAGCGGAATGCTATCTCTATCAAAACTCAGAGCAGAAACTAAACTACTAGAAAGCCAAGCCAAAAAGGCAGAAGCTGAAGCAACAAAAACAAGCGGAGTAGATACTGAGAAAGGATTCGCAGAAATAAATAAAATAAAACAAGAAACAACACACGAAGAAGTAAAAACCAAATTAACACAAATAGAATACAATCTAAAGAGCATAGAGGAACTCTATAAAGCGGATGAAATAACAACCAAAATAAGAGCAAATCTAGCAGAAGCAAAAAAACTCGAAACAGAGGGTAAACTACTAAAAGATCAAT